GATGTTGATGCCTGCTGCGGCCGCCTGCGCCTCTTGGTCGGCGGGGTAGGCTACGGTCATGAAGCCCCTCTCGCCCTTGCTGTCCTGTACCACGATGACCCCGAAGCGGAAGACTCGCCATGTGGGTTTCATGCCTCGGACCCACCGGGCATAGATTGACCACTTCTCGGGGTTCTGTCGGGCCTTGTCCGCTCCGCCTCGCTGCTTGATGGTGCGGGCTGTCACGGTCGCAGCGTCGAAGTCAAGGACAGCAATGCCCTTGATTATCTGCTCATATCGGTTCACTACGTCGGTCCTGATGGCCTGCTCTCCGCCCTCGGGGAAGTAGCCCCCGCAGCAGCGCACCACACCCTCAACGGACGCCTGCCTCTTGCCCCCGTTGCACTCCATTGTGACCGGGTGCAGGTAGCCTGAGCAGCCGTCCGCCGGGCATGCCTCCGCTGCCTTCTCCGTGACCACCTGCTCCGTTTGTGTGGCCTGCCTGTCCGTGGTCCGGGTGACTATCTCGTCATCCCTCACGCCACCGTAGAGCCTGCCCTCGGTGTAGGTCGACCGGGCATAGCCCGTCTTCTCAAGGGCTAGGGTGGTGAGGTTGGCGTGGTCAAGGTCGCCCATCTCCCCACCGTAGTCGAGGACCGGCGCAGTCGAGCGGTTTGCTCTGTTGGCCCATCCTCGCAAGGTCTTCAGCGTGTACCGGTGGCTTAGGTCGGAGCGAAGGTCGCTCCTAGTCGCTGCTACCGCTCTCTCTGAGAGCGACACCCCCGCCCCATCGAAGATGGGGCCAAGTGCTGTCGTCGTTGTCGGCTTCGTTGCTCGTATGCGTAGGTGCATAGCACCTAATAGGGGGCTGCCCCCTATTAACCTGTGGCTTGCCTCTCTCAAGCAAAAACGTTGTACTGCTCTAATGCAAAAACTACACCACTCTTTAGGTAGTAGTATGCCTACCCCTTCACGGAATTTTTTTCAAATTTTTTGAAACGATTCTATACTGTGTTGGATGTATGCCATTCTTATGAGAAATAACAGTATTATTGGCTACAAATACCCTTAAAATAGCAGAAGCACTATAACAATTCAGTTGCGTCCAAAAAGCAGATATATGGTCATTAGCCTTACGCGCAATTTCATCTGCACTTAACCATCCTTGTTCTTCCCTAAAAACGCGCTCTATAGCCTCTTGATAGACTTGCCTTCGCTTCTTTGGGCCATGCTTCTTCCCTATTCGGGGATTTTGTCCTCTACTCATTACTTGTCCTCCTTATTACTCCGCCGCCAATACCCGACTTTTTCTTTCTTGACAGACCTCTAGCCCCACCAATCCATTCACCCGGTTTCATTGTAGACATTACAACGGGAACATCAGGAGATTTATAGGTAAATTGGTCAAGAGCATGGGCTAAAGCCATCGCACAATCGTTATGTCTGCCTAAATCCTCAATCAAACCCTCGCGCCAAGCGTGTTGTTCTAACTCTTCTAGTAATATATTAACTTCTTTTCGGGTAAAATCATCTCCATAAGGAAAACAAACTAACTCGCGCTCAAACCAAACTCGCATACGATTCAATAATCCCTGTTTAATAGTTCGATTACTCACCTTACTTTCACGATAGTCAATTATACCGCCCTTTTGAGAAAGAAGCCCCTCATATAGATGTTGAAACCCAACAGACTCAACCGCAAAGGCTGGATGCCCATATCTTTTATTCCAATCCATCATCATATCGGCCTGTTTATCCGGGGGAAAGTCATTACGCCTCCAAATATTCACTAAATGAATATATCCATCAGAATCTTGTCTTATACACACCATAACCGAATAATCTTGACCTAAACCATGTGCAGGGTCAAAACCAATAGCATATTTATCATCTCCCATTTTTTCATTCAGAAAAACAGCATCCATATTCAAATTTTTACGAGTCAAATTACGGGGATAAACTGCTGCCTCATCATCAATCACCTTACACAGATATTCTTGGATAAAAGACAATTCACCCATCGCGGACTTTTGTTCTAAAAGAAACTCAATAGGTCTAAATTCAGGCCATAAGGCTTCAGGTTTAATACTTGGATTAGATTTATGTTCATCCCAATTAGGAATACCCGACCAAACGCCTGATTTCCAAGCATCATTATGCAACATTTCAGTATGATAAAGGTCAACCATACTCATTGGCGTCCCTACACAATAAATAGAAGTACCGGGACTCAACATTGGTGTAACTTTCTTTCGGAACCAATGACGAATAACCGACCAATTCATATCGCCCATATCATCGAGAACATCATCAAAAGCGATACACGCAGGATGCTCCCCACGAATAGCAGCCCCAACAGAAGTAGCCCTAATCCATGCTCCATTATTAAAGTGTAATTCAAGTTTATTGCCTCTTCGTGTATTGAGATACCTAGATAATTGAGGATGTTGTTTCATATCCTCCCTAATTTCTTCAAGACGACGCATTGCCAAATCCTTACTCGCAGAAAAGAGCCAACAAGTAAAGGGTTTATTACGCCATTTTTCAAAAAGAGCAGAATGAAGTAGTTTTACCCGTAAAGTAGTTGATTTTGAATGGTCGCGGGGAGCAATAACGCAAACGCGGTGAACCTGTGAATCATCTCTTCCCCCATACATGTCTATCCATTCACCAATATGCATTCCCCAAGTATAACCTAACCACTTGTAAAAATATTGAACATCATTTCTACTTCTCTCCATAGAGAAATCCGTACTAAATTTACTCATCTAAAATCACCGGAGCGAATAAATTACCAATTAATCCTAAATCCTTATCTAATAAATGAGCGCAAATACCCGCTCTTGCTAAAACATGACCTTTTTGGAAATGCCATCGGTCATTACCTGCTAAACTTGGTAATTGGATAACAGTAGTACCACCCTTTTCGATTAAACGCTGGTGATGTAAATGCCCATGAAACCAAACATGATGTTCACAAGAGCCCCAAGCACCCCTTTCTTCAGAAGCCATTAAAAGTGGTAAATCTAAGCCTCTAATTCCATCGCCATGTGTAAATCCTATCAAATTATTACCCCATATAGAATATTGCCTAAGCATAGGATTAGTTATTACTTTAACATCAGTAGTATTTTCGTAAACAGCACCAAGATACATCATTAATGCTAAAGATGTATGTCTATCATGATTACCGCGCATAAAAATAACTTCTATAGGACAAACCGTTCTCAAAAGGTCAATATGTTCACGCGCAAGAGAACACCCGTCCATAAATATTTGTGAGGGGCTAGTAGATAGGTCTTGTGGTGTACCCTTTGTCGTTGTACCCTGTTCATTATCAACATGGAACCAATCACTACCCGTAGCAACGTATATTTTTTCAGGACGACCCGGTAAACGAGAAATTAAGTTTTCCGTTCTATCAATTAACCTTTTTCGTGCTTCTTCGGTATTATAATGTGTACCCGTTTCATCAATCCAGCATTCTTCACCGAAATGAAGGTCTGTAGGGGAAATAACAACCGCATAAGGTGCAGCACTCTTCATTTTTCGATTTTTGGGAGTTTTAGGAGCCAAATTCTTGTTAGAAAGTGCTTGTCGAAACTCATTAAGCAAAGTAAAATCAAGATTTCGCATTCTATCAGCATCATTACTTACTTCTCTCCAAAACTTCTTATTTGCCTTTTCCAATACCTTGTTTCTTTTACTTTCAACTAATTCAAGTACCAAAGATTCTTCTGAACGAGATTTCATGTCCTCATCTGTGAAAATATCCATCCCATGACTCCACTTATGGGCTTTAATGTAATCATGAATGTATAATTCAGGAAGAGAAAATTTTCTGCTTAACTCTCTCATATTCAAGCCTTCTCCCCCATCAGAGTAAGCCTTTTTCATCTTTCTATGGGTTTCACCGTCCATTTTTACCATTTGATTTACCGATGGTAAGAAAGTAATGTATATGTCTTCTTTTTCGTCATAATAGATACTCACACGCGAGGAAGAAGATAATTTTAGTTCAGGTTTAATATATCCAAACCCTTCCTTCTTCCATCGAAGAATAGCGTTGCGCCACCCCTGAAAACTTCGTGTTGGCTCAATACTATGGAGATACCGAGCAAACTCACTATCAGTAGCAAATCCTCTTTCTTTCGCTATACGCTCTATAATCTCTTTGCCGCCCCACAATTTGGTCCGACCACCGAAAGCCCTCTGCCCCATTGAGCATATTGAACATTGACTGCCTTTTAACCGTTCCTTTTTTTCGTTAATTCCATATATTACTGAAAAATTAAATCGTGCAACTGAAAGCCTCTTTTCTAATTCTTCAATTCTTTCAAAGAGAGACTTTTGAGAAAGCGACCTTTCAAAGTCTAAAAGAGTAGTATTGAATAGTAAACAAAGAGTAATTTCTATACTATAGAAGAAATAAAAGAAATACTGAACAATAGAGCAGTATATCGCTTTATTTTTTCTGAAAATCACCGAATAAACGAAAATTATTATAGATTTGGCCTAATGTTGATAAGGCACTTCTATATTTTACGAAATATGGTAGAGAAGGCTGCATGGTGGCAATTTTGGCGACCTGAGCGAGAAGTTATGGCTTCTCAGCGAATTTCAACGGATAAGACCTTCAGAGCGGTTGCTGGCATTCCTGACATAATGAGAGATACAGAAAGATTGCAGAAAGATAGCAATTATGACAACGAATTTGATATGTACGACCTTATGCTCAAACTTGACCCCGAATTGAATGGTGCGGTTCGCGCAGTTAGTCTAACAGCCAATAATTACGAAATTAATTACGATAGAGGCAAAAATGCGCTTATTCGTGATGCCATTAAAGATTTAGTAGAGGACACCCTAGATTTTGATGACATTCTTATCAATTCTATGCGTAATATGATGGTTTACGGAAATGACATCAATAAAATCGTCGGAGCAGATAATCTCGGGATAACCGATTTACAAAGCCTTCCTATTAAGCAGATAACCATTGTTGATGAGAGAGGCGGCATAGATTCGGTTTTTGACGCTAGTGAAGATAGCCCCATTATAACCGCAAGTAAATATTTGTTAAGGGAAATGAAACTCAATGCCCGCGAAATACCCGCTAATGAGATTCTACACATCAAGATTGATTATCGCAGTAATTGGTTTGTAGATAATAGAGGCCGTAATACTTATGGAATTTGGGGTGCTTCTCGTTTTTCGTCCTTGAAGCAAGCCATACGCATGAAATACAATTCAATGAATAATCGCCTTTCACTTGAGGATTCTATGACTAAACAGTTTATCTCAATAGACAAGTCAGCAATAGAACATATTCAAGACCCCGCAGAACAAAGTGAAAGGCTTACACACATAGTAGATGAAGTTATTTCCCTCTTTGAAGGACTACGGGGCGACCAAATTCCCGTTCTTCCTCATTATGTTGAATTACATCATATTGATTTGGAAAATAGCCTTCCCGATAGTGGTGGATTTTTAGATGCTATTAACAGCGATATTGCCGCAGTTCTTCAAGTGCCGCGTGTAGCCGCCGGTCAGGAAAGAGGAAGTACCTTTGCTGCTACTTTTAACGCAAATCTATGGGCGGTTCAAGCAATTAGCCGAATGCATAGTATTCTTGCAAGTCATTGTCGTGATTTATTTTCAATTCATCTCAATCTTTTAGGAATACCACACAAAGCATCTGATTTACCCTCAATACGATTTGATGCAATGGATAGCGAAACCCCTCTAAATGTTATGCAAAGAGTAGTAATGGGTTATGATAGTGGGATTCTAACGCTTAATCAAACACTTGATATGCTAAATCTTCCTCTTGATAGCGATGGCGACGAAAGAAAGGACTTGAACCCTATTGAAAGCAACGAAGGTGATTTACCCGATGAAAATTCGCAGCCGGGGGCCACCGACGTTGCCAAATAATCAATGCAAGACTGTGCCTAATCTGTCATTGGTAAAGATTGAAGAATCACTCCTAGCGTAAGGTGGCTATGAGTGAAAGCGATGATGACGGTGAGAATGTCATACAGGAATTGAATGCCCGCTTTCAAGAATTACGCACGTTAATAATTACCATTGGGTCAATTTTGGCTATGTTAATGGCCGGTCTAAATGAGGTTGGCTTCATTGATTTTGCTGTGGATAAAGTCGTTGATTTGGTAGAGGATGACCCCGGCCTCAACCCTTACCTCGATGATTGTGAAGAAGTTTGGAGTTTAAATGAAGACCATTATATTGTTGATAATGATATTATTTTCTCGGTGTCTATTGCAGATTTAGCACGATGTAATAATGTGCATACTGTGAATTACAATATTACTGTTGATGGATTGGCTACAAACGGCATAAGTCCTGAATTTCGGAACCAACATAGTTTCGTGGAACAACTTGATAATATGAGTGAAGGAACCCACCATGCCGTTATTGAAGTCACTAATGGGACAATAGCCCTTTTCAAAGTCATTACACTAGATTTTGAGTATGATGAAGGAGAGCAAGCCGCAGCAGTTTATGGTTGCACAAATGAAACGGCCCTTAACTATAACGCGAGCGCGACACACGATGACGGGTCATGTGAGTACCCCCAAGAGGAAGAAGAAGTTACCGAGGATTGCTACGCCGAGTTCTATGACGTTCTTTCGTATTGGGAAAACAACAATACTTCAGTTTATAACGAGTTTGATGTTGATTTCTCCTGTATGGCAAACGTGACAGTTTTTATTACAATTGATGCTTACAATGAAACCAATGTATCATTATGGCATCAAGAGGACAACTTTTCAACGTATTACATGGATTGGGACTACCAATACCTTGACTTTTACAATGTACCATATCAAGATAAGGTGAATATACAATACCGTGTTTATTATGATGGGGAATTGGATGATGAACGATGGTATTGGTTAGAGGCAACGTAAAAGGGCTATAATTGATAAGTCACCTAAGAACTCACAATAGTATGTCATGCGGATGCGATAGTTGTGAGGCCGAAGAGAAACTAATTTCCGTCACTTGCCCTCCGGGTGAAGAGATGGTTGATGGTGAATGCCAAATAGTTTCTGTTACTCTTGACCTGAGTATTGACGCCACACATACCTTCGTTGAGGCTGCTACAGGCAAGACTATTATAGAAATTGCGGGAATAGCCTTCCATGAGGGCTTTAATAAGAACTTTTGGTCGCTTACACAGGAAGGCGCGAGAAATGTTGCGCGTCAGATGGAGGGCGCAGACCTCACGTTGAATCATCCCGACCCCATAGAGGGCGAGAGTGGATTTGACCGCAATACGGACGGTGGCGTGGAAAAGGCCGTTGTTGGCTACATCAAAAATGCAATTTATCTTCCCACCGTTGCTGGGGGTTATGAGGTAAGGTATATCGCGCACGTTACGCGACCCGAACTCTTCGAGGCTCTTGAATCCGGCTTATGGTTAAAACCTGAGTATGGTGTGAGTATTGGGGGTTCAGGTGTCCCAGTATCGGCTGATGAAGATGGGATAATGTTCGGGGAGGACTTCACATTTGACCATTTGGCTATCGTATATCGTCCTGCTTATGAACGCGCAAATATCGAAACGGTTAAGAGAATTGAAAAAGTCGAGGTTATCGAGGCAACCTTTATAGGTCATTCACAACCTGCCGAGATTAGTAAAGATATGGTGAGTGCTATGACAGATGACAATACTAACCCCGAAACAGACTACGAGGCCGAGATTGAGTCCCTTAAGGCAGACCTTGTGCTTGCTTCAAGCCGCGTTGCGGAATTTGAGGCGGCTGATTCTGCCCGAATAGAAGATGCTCGTCTTAATCTCGTTGAGAAGGCTACCGAACTAGGTATGTCAGGTCACGATGACCTACAATCTGAGACTATTGAGACTCTAATTGCATCGTGGCAAATGGCACACCCCGAGCCGGAGCCAGTCGAGATGAAGCCCGTTGATGAAACGCCCCTTGAGATTAAAACCCCGGCTGTGGCCTCGGAAGAGAGGAAGCCGGTTGTAGCCAATTACCTAAATGGTGTGATGGTCGAGTCCGATGAGGAGTTGTACGCTCGATGTTACAACGCTTGGGCAAGGGCATGGAACGGCACACTCGCTGGTGATGAGACTAATATGAAGGCTCGTACTTACGAAGAGATAAAGGAGATGATTTGAGATGGCATACGGACAAGGAACAGACCCAAGAAATATTGCACTATTGGCAGCAAACTACGTTTATGGTCCCGGTAAGATAATTTCTTACCAACAGGACGAGGACGCGGTAAAACTATGCGCGGCTGGAGAGTACCCTCTAGGAATTTCGGTTGGCGAAGGCAGCAGGGCTGCTGGCGGTGCTTACGATGCTACTGGCGGAACCGTGTCCTTTTATCCCCTCGGTGCGACCCTGATGGTTCAGGCAGTTGCAGCCGAAGCGTGGGAAACAGGTGAGGTAGCCTACTGTGGAGCAAATGGACTTGTAACCAAGACTGTTGGCTCAAACAAGAAACTCGGTATTTATGTCGGAGCGAGCATGACAACTGCTGCTCTAGGAGCAAACGGTGCTGGTGATACAGCCGCCGCTAGTTCTGAGGGAGAGATGATTGCTATTGCTACGGCTGGATATGAGGTCGGGGAACAAGCAAGTTGAGGTGATTAGAATGGCAAATGATACATTGGAACAGATACTAAACGTGGAGGCGGCTGCTGGCCCCTTCTCGACGGGTGACGCAGTAATTGAGCAAACGCTAAGGGACTTTATTCAACTACAGTCCACAACCATTGCGATTGGAACGAAGGTTGTCGGAGTGCGCTCCGTGCCTTGGATGGACTTCAAGTGGTACACCGGAGTCAACGGCACTTTCTCCTACCCCCTAGATGACAACGCCATCGTGGACCCGACCAAGATTGGAACCGAGAACTACTCGACCAAACTATACAAGGGGCAGGGTCGTGTTACCTTCCTCGACAGCGTAAGGCTACGAGGAGAGTCATGGGAGAATATTGACAGGCAGCAACTCGGTGTTATCCGCGCTCGCGCTGACAAGATAGACGCAGAAATCCTCTCGGCACTTATGACCGGGGCCGGACAGGAACAGGCGGCTACCGATACCTTCGGGTCTGCTGGCGCTGATGAGGAGGGCGACCTTCTTGCGGCTATGGACTTAATCTTCGCTAACGGCAGGGTTTCCGGTGACGAGCCTATGGCTCTTATCCTACCAGCCGGAAAGAGGAGTGCTATGCTAAACACGCAACTCTTCGGAAACGTGGTCGAGTCGCTACAGTCTCACATGGGACGCATCGCTAACCTAGCGGTGTACTACTCAAGGGATAGTGCGGTTGCAAACGATGCTCTACTATTGATTCCGGGCGCAGAAACCGCCGAGTTCTTCCAGTACAACGGAGAGGGCTTCATGGAGACTGAGTTGACACGCCTACCCGGAGTTGGGTACGACTGGTTACTAACTTCCTTTATGGGAACAGTAATTCACGAACACCAAGATGGTGCGGATGCTGGTGAGAACATGAGGATTTGTAAAATAACTGGTGTCGCTTGAGGCTGGTGATTAAATGGGCGCACAGAATAACCGAAATCGAAAGATGCAAGACCTAATCGGCAACGAGCATTTGGGTCGTTTCCAAGAGAAGACGATGTGTTTCATGTATGATTTCGATGCTCTTGGCGGTGCAGCCTCGGCTCTAACTCTAACTGATGCTGCGGGTAACGCACAACAACTTCCTGACAATGCTCTTATCACAAGCGCAACTTGGGATGTTACGACTGCTCTCGCTTCAGGTGGTTCGGCTACTGTCGC